CATCGACTGGCGCTTTGTTGACGAGCCAGTCGAAGAGTCTCTGAACTTCGAATCAGTGACTGATGGTATAGATAGCTTCCTTGACTTCGGCTCTGTAACTTCTTCTATTATTTGATCTCGCCGAGGTTCTTCATGGCGTAGACCTCATCACTGCGCTTGGCCCAAGAAGGATCAAACTCAGGCTGGTCAGCGGTCGGATCCTTCTTGGCTTTCTGTGCTTGAGCCTTTTTGAAAGCTTCTTTTGCAGCAGCAAAGCCCTCTTTACCTGCCTCAAGGGCCGGGGCCATGCCGCCTTGCTGGAAGGAAGAGGGAAGAGCAGTCTGTTGTGCAGCTGGACGCTCATCCTGACCCATGGTCACACCCATGAAACCGGGGTCCTTCATCTGACCAGGCAGGGACGCCAGGTAAGAGGCTTGCTCCTGGAACTGACGACGCTTCATCAGCTCACCGAGCTCCGCAGAGCTACCAACTTCCATCCGCCGCTCTTCAGCAAGAGCTTGGGTCTGGGCATCTAAACGCTTACCGAGCTCCGCGAGATCCTGATAGCTCTCTTGAGGCACAAAAGTCCGATACTGCCGAGGTGCAGTCGGCTTAGGCATCATGATCGTGGGAGGAGTATATGTGGGTTTAGATCCGCCCATTGATTATTTATACTTGATTTCTATACTGATTCTATCTGTCACAAACCCGTACATACTTTGGGCAGCGTAGAACCCGACGGGGGCAAGAATCAGGACCAACAACAGCTCTGCGTAGGTGATGGAGCGCCGCATGGAAATGAATACCCTTTTATCCAAGAGTTTAGCGAATTGATCTCTGATCTGTCTATGAAGGAGCTCGAGCAGCTCATGACCAATCAGCAGAAGACGTTCGCAAAATCCTTATGGGAAGCTGAAAACTACGGCGGATGTACCGAAAAAGCGAAAAAACGGCTTTCAGAAACTCACGGCCCCCAATGGTTCAAGAGTATACGTTTTAAAGAGCATTTCAGCGTCATCAGGGACTACTACGAATACGTCCTTATCTTGGAACACCAGAGACAATGGGACGGATATAAAAAAGTCGCTAAGCTTTACCAAGACTCCGTTCTCGAATGACTTCGTCTCCAGAAGAGGACTGGCTAGATGTTCTGGACCGGACGGATTTCGAGCCCGATCCCTCCACCGCTAACTCATATCAGAGTTACCGATTCGTAGATTTAGACATCAGCACAGTAACGATCGAAAACTACCAAGAGGTTCTGGTTCCTTCACTCGCTCAGCAAGTGGAGATGTTTGTTCCACCCTCAGGAAGTTTCGAAACCCCTGATCTGAGGCGGTATCTGGAGCTTGTTTGTAGCTACGAGACGAGCACTTCTGATCTTGTCTTGGGTCTGTCGCTTGCTGATCAGATCCGGATCACTTTCAGTGACATGAAGATCAGCACCATCTGTGATCGGTATCCGGACATCAACCTTGCCGAGAAGCGCAGGTATCGATGTGTCGCGGAATACCTCATTCGTCAAGGTGAGCTCACCAAGCTACGGGACGAGAATGGCAAACTCATTAAGAAAATAGGAAACATGCAGAAGGCGGTCGTGTTGTATAAACCGCTCCCTAAGTTACTGGAAACCCTAAAGCGCTCTGGGTTGAGTCATTTTATAAAGCTAAACGAAGAGAAAAAAGACAGCTCCACTCTTCAACCTTGCTAAAATTGATCATCTGGAGTCGAACATGACAAGCCGCCGTAACAAGCTTCTCGCCCGAATGATGCTGAACAGCACTGGCGAGACTGAGCAAACCTTAATGAAGCTCACTATCGAACGTATCTGCGCTGATATGTGCGAGTACTTCGAAAAGTTTTATCGCTTTGAGGGTCCAGGCGTCGTTGTTTTCAAGCCCACGGCTGATGACAAAGAGAGCATGTTCTATCTCACGGTGGACGCCCTGATCTCAGCTCTTGATGACTATCGAGATCAGGAGAGCGTTTGCGAGGTTCTTCAGGGTGCTATTCGTCGTGCAGAGCAGATCGATCCCGCTAGGGAATCGTTGTTCCTGATTCAAGACGAGAACGAGCTTGCGCTTGTCCACTACAAGCACGATGATGTCAACAGCGAATTTCTCATGCTGTGAGTAAAAAGCGGAGTTGGAAGTCTCTTCGCCACATCCAAGGCAAGATCTTCCACGTCAAGGACGATTGGCTCACGCCGATCGAATACCTGCCGCATATACGCACTGTGCTTGGAGAGATTGATCTGGACCCATGCTCAACGCATGATGCCAACCAGCAATTTCTCCAGGCTCGAAAGATCTACAACCTGGATGACGACGGCTTGAACGTCGAAGAGCCGTGGAAGGGTAAGACTTATCTCTTTCCACCGACTTATGGCCGTTGCTCTTTCAGCAAGAAACGCGGAACTTGGCGGTGGAGCGCCAGGGGAGGTTCGCATGGTGGCACGCCATCAGTGATCTGGTTCCGGCGTTTGCTACGGGAATGGAAGCTGAGGAACATTCCCGAGGCTATCTTTTATACGATCTACCCCGAAATGCTCAGATCTTGCCCAGAAATCTGGGATTTTCCGATCTGCTTCCCCAAGGAACGGGCTCGTCTCATCCATGGGGGAAAGTACTTCACCCACAAACAGCCCATGTACTGGGGCTACTTCATTTACTTACCAAAAATGGAGTACGGCTTCAACCAAATTGATCATTTTGTAGACGTCTTTTCCGATCTTGGAAGAGTCGTCACCTAGCCCTGAAAAGATTCCTAAAGGTTCCGTCGTATCCGAAGTCAAATCTCCCTTCTGATGCGGTCTCTGCCGTCATGTCTGGGTTGGCTTTATCGCGTTTTGCCTCCACAAACTGGGCTAGGAAGTCTTTTGCAGCTTCGTTATCTTCGGCTTGAATCGGTTGTCCAGGTTTACGAGTATATGTACCTGCACGACGGTTGTCGATATCGTATGCTTGGCTTAATTGGTCGTTCATCAAACTACTCTAATGCCACTCAATGAAACCCAAGCTCAGATTAGTTCGATCTGCGACGACATCAAAGAGCTCCTCCTATATAAGAACATAAAATATGGGAATTCTGCGCTCAATCCTGTCCGCATCTTTAGCAAATCAGATGAGGTAGAGCAGATTCTTGTAAGGATTGACGATAAACTAAATCGTATCAAACAAGGGTCTGGCCTTATCGATGAGGACGAAGATGTCCTGATTGATCTGATCGGTTACCTTGTTCTTCTCAAAATCGCCCTGAAGAATAAGCCGAAAGATGGAGTATGAGGAGTTTCTAGATGCCTATAGCGAAGAGCTGAGAATCCTTGACGCTATTGATCTTCTTCGACATTTTGACCTGGACGCTGTGGACACCCTAACCCAGCTGGGGGTTGGGTCCAAGTCCGATAAAACCGACGAATCACATGACCAGAAGGATCCCACTCCTTGATCTTTTTCTCTAAGTATTCGATTGCTTTTATCTGAGTCGGGGCGCCAGTGTAGGTATCGGCAAGATTCAGGAGGCAAACTGCTGTATGGCAGTTGTGCTTGGTGAAAGTCGGGATCTCCTTGTCACCCGCTAGGTAGATGTTGAGCTCGGTGCGACGGCGATCTCTCATCTGGTCCCCACCACACAACCAATATGTGTTGATGTAAGGGCTCCACTCCTTGATGATCTCCGTTTTCGAGGCGTGACGATTGATCAGCTCGAGCAGTCGAGAGTTCTTAAAAGCAAGCAGACCGACGCTGTGAGCAAAGCTAAGAACTGCTCCTTTACGGTTTCGATTGAGGGGAACATGGACGTACTCCGCGACTTGGTCAGAAAAAGACTTTAGATCTTCTTCCAGTTGTCGCTCGATTTCTTCAGCTGTCGCCTTTTCATGGAAGCCGACGCGCCTTTTACCGAGCTTCAGACTGCCGTAACCTATCCGATAATCAGCTTCACCGTAGTCCTTATACGAACCAAAACGCCCCATACCTAAATAAGTATGAGGCGTCGTATAGGTCTTGATGATTTGAATGCCGACTTCCGTAAGAAACGGATGTTCCTTCCAGGTCCGCTGTCCTTTACGGGACGTCAACGATGGCGTCGTAGCTCATCTCAGAATAGCCGTCACCGTAGACATAAACAAGATAGTCTTTCGTTGCATCGGTAACAGTCACGCCGACCTTGCCCTTACCTTTGCCGGATTGGGAGATGTTGGTGTCTTTAGACAGTCCGCTGGGTGCACTGGCACCGGTAAAGTTATCTTCCTGGAAGATCTGCACGCGGCTCACACCGGTCGAACGAACAATGTCAACCGTAAGGTCGCCAGTGCTACCAGGGTTGCACTTGAAGCAGCGGATGTTGGACGAGCGATCGAGACCAGGACCTGCACCTTCGTTGGTGATATCAGACCCAGTGCTAACGGAGAAGGTAGTACGAGTACCCTTAACAGTGCGTTCTGCCATGGTGCTTAGGAGATTTGCCCGATAGTGGAGAAATTAAATTTGATATCGGCATCGATGCCGTGATCTTTGAGAACGCCTAGGAACATTTGCTTGTCCATGGCCTTTTGATGGAGCATCTCGATGAAGGCCTCTTCGAGCTCGTCACGATCCATTGCTTGAATGGCAATTGATGCTGCGTGGATCTGAAATTCCACGTCCACTGGAAGCCCTAATGCATCCATGGTAATTCTCAACCTTAAAGGTATCCTAACAGCGCTGAATTAACTAGCAACTTGGGCTAGTCTTCATCTTCGTAGCCGAGACCAGCGGTCTGTTTTTCGAGCTTCATCTTAGGGAGTCCAGTCTTCTCGTCAATATCTTCCGGGCGAAGAACTCCTGCGTTTTCCTCGATATACCTCGCCAAGAACTCGTCGGCTGGGTTGTCGATGTCCATCATCTGAGAAACCTTTCAGTGAATAGTTGCCTATACCAAGTGCTCCACTGAAAAGCAAAGCAAATGTTAAGGCGCAGAACTCCACTGTCATGTAAGTGTTCTATCAATATATTGTACGTGAGGTCTTTCGTGAAAATCTTGGATCAGGTACTCATAGAGCACTTCATGAAGGGCGCCATCAGTGGCGTCAGTAAGACCCAATTGCTCCGTACTTATGAGAAAGACTACGGCTGGACCAAAGAGGAGGTCAATCAGGCACTTGAGTTCTCAGAATTCAAGTCCAGGCCTGACCGGATCGACTATAAATATTTCTACAACCTGCCCATAAAAGATAAGGCAGAACGCATAAAGTTTCCCTTCACACAGATGTATAAACGTGAAGACTTTTTATCAGAAGAAGAGTGCGAAAAACTGATTGATTACATCGATCAGGGCCTGAAGCCATCAACCGTGTCCGATCTCCGGGATACAGGCAAGGTATCGAACTACAGAACAAGTAGTACAGCGAACCTTCACTACTTTGACGATGATTACTACCTATATATCGACAAGAAAATCACTGAATTTATGGGGCTTAACCCGTTCTTAGGGGAATCGCTCCAAGCTCAGAAGTACCTGCCAACCCAGTACTACAAGGAACACTGGGACTTCTTCGATCCCTTTACCAAAGAGTACAAAGTCTATTGCGAGTGGATGGGACAGCGGACTTGGACCGTCATGATCTACCTCAATGACGTTGCCTCTGGAGGGGAAACTTACTTCAAGTACCTAAAGAAGACCTTCCAACCAAAGCGGGGGATGCTCTTGGCCTGGAACAACCTTTACAAAAACGGAATACCAAACTACAAAACGATGCACGAGGCGCTGCCCCCGGTTAGCCATGACAAGTACATCCTCACCAAGTGGTTCAGAAGCTGGCCGCTTATCTAGCCTTTCTTCCCTTTCCGGGCTTTCTGCTGCATGGCCAAAGCGATCGCCAAGGCCTGCTTCCTGCTGGTGACTTTCTTGCCGCTGCTTGACTTGAGTTCGCCTTCTTTGAACTCAGACATCACCTTTTTGACTTTATCTTCCATTTCAGATCACCATTTGACTTTGTGGCTCCAGTAGCGAGCCGACATCTTGTCAGGATCAGGGTCCTGCGCGTCATGTCTTGCATAGTAAGAAGCCTTGCGGGCCTTCTCTTTTGCGGTCTTGGGGTTCTTGCCAGCGCCTTCCACGCCCTGCTGCCCAAAGCGAATGATCTTCTCCTCACCGTCCTCACACGCCTTGACCACATGAGATTTGGTCTCGTGGTCAGGCGTACGACGAGGTTTGTTGCACTTCATCCGCTCTTTAGCGAGTGCCTTGGCTTTGGCGCGGTCAGCCATATCAGACCTTCAGAACGCCTCGGTCGACCTTGCCGACAATGTCATTACGGACTTCACCCTTCAAGGCGGCGTCGCCAGCTCCAGGGACACGCTCTTCTTTGAGTTTTTCTAGGTAACCCTGGAGAAAAGCACCAGAATCACGCTGCGATCCAGCTGATGAAGAGGTCATTGTCGATATAAGGGTGGGCGTTTTCTGTGCCCGTTAACTTTATTGAGCTTGTCTTTTGATCAAGCCATAGCTTGATTTTATCAAACCTTTCTTTTGTGTAATGATCGTTAGTCTCGGTGTACCAATTCTCAAGCAAGCTGGAGCCTTTGGAACGATTGCAACCACTGCAGCAGCAACACATGTTTGATCTAACGTTGTGTCCGCCTTTGTGTTTCGGGAGAATGTGGTCAATCGTTGCAGTGTCAGGAGTCAGACCCTTTTCGCAGTAAGCACATTTCCAGTCCCAAGCTTCGAAGATGTAATGCCTAAATTTCTTTCGGGCATGTTTCGGGCTTAGAACAATGAGGTTGATTAAAAGATCTTGCTCGCAATGAAACACTTTTGGTATTCCAGCCTTGTCAAAACTGTAGGCTGCACACACTTGTATTTTTAGCTAAGCTCTGCGCCAAGGGAGCGTGGCGGAATCGGTAGACGCACCAGACTTAAAATCTGTCGGCCATTGTGGCTGTGAGGGTTCAAGTCCCTCCGCTCCTATCAATCAGTCAACCCGATGTGTTCGAAGTCATCGTGAGCAGGGTCGTAGTCCGACTCCTCAAGCAGCTTCAACACATAAAAATGAAGCCTTTCTGAGACCCATTTAAGGTCTTCATCAGAGACATCCTGGATGATCGCGTCAAGCCTCAGCTCACGAGACGGAGGATTGAGATGTTCTGAGATCAGACAGAGCGCTTTGTACCGGCCATGGTTCAAGTCACTCAGCATGTCAGATACCCGCAATCTCGAGATTTCCATCGGATTGCTTGTCCTCTTCTTCCTTGCGTTGCTTAAGGATCGCCACGCATTCGAGGGCTCCCGTTACCTTCAGATACAGCTCCTTGTCACGCATTAATGCCTCTTCAGTGGCACGAATACGGTCTGCCAATTCTTGCTGCTGAGCGCGGAGCTGCACTTCAGTATCCAAAAGGATCTTATCCATTAGCCGGAAAAACTTCGAACCAACTATAGCTTAATTTTCTTTAAAGTTAACCCAACCGACACCGCTGGCGCCGCCGCCACGGAACAACCTATTTTCGATCTCTGAGCGGCTGTAGAGGATCGACTCGCCGCTTTCGCGTGACTCTGAGGCCCAGAACCCATTCACCAAGTCAAGGCGCCCGCACGGGTCATGACAGAGCCAATGCGTAGGGCTGTAACCATGGATCAAAACGTAGTAGTTGAATCCATAAGGAGTCTTTTGTGTACCCCTGTAGGCAACCTGAAGAACCGCTGGGATGCCCGCATCGATAGCATCTTGGACTTCCAAGGGACCGATGCTGCTACTGAATGCGAAGGTCAACCCTCTTTCAATAAAAGCATGGCGGTGATCAGCCCTAAAAGAGCCATCGCCGTGCTTAGATAACATCTCTAAATAATCTTCATAGCTTTCAATATTGCCTATACCTAAGTAGATGAGGACCGCAGAAAGCGTGCAGACCAAGGAGTGGCGTACGTTATCTCTAGCGGCTTCTGTGTGTTGGAAGTAAGGGACGTCGGGTAAGTAGCGAAGATCCCCTTCCTGAACATATGGTGTAATAACTTCTTCATCTTCAGGGCAAGTCCAGTGGCTCTTCTCAATCCACCAGACACCAAGACCTGTTCCAATCTTTAAGAAACCATCCATCTCATAAAGAAAGGTGCAACTTGGGCAAAACCAGCCTTGACTGATGCTGGCTTCACCTTCAGTTTTTCCAGGAGCTACCAGTAGGCTTGTATCGCAAACTGCGCGGATGCTAAATACGTCGCCTACCTTCTTTGGTTTCACTTAATGATCGGTGGTTCGTCCTTCGGCTCGATGATAGGCGGTTTCTTCTCGGTTTTCTTGCCGTCTTCCTTGCGACTGATTCCGTAGACTGCCAGAACAGACGTCACTAGGGACGAGATGAAAGCTGCGTCGATCTTGATCTGCCCCATGTAGCTGGCAGTCAGCATCGCCAAGGCCCAAGAGAGAACACCTGCAGGCACTAAGGTCGCAAGTAAATCCCTTAGAGAAAATTGAGATTCTTCATCTTTCATGTGAACATTTTAAACTAAATGTGCTTCTACTAATATCAAGGTAAGAACGAGAATTTACCATGTGGCGTTTGTTAGTTATTCTCGCATTTGCGGGGGCGCCTGCATATGCCAATATCACACACCGACTTCAAAGCTCAGTCCAACTCACCGTTGATGCTGCTGCAACAAATGTAAGCAGAATCGGCAATTCATATAGTGTATCCGGCGCAGGAGTTGACACTACGGACGGAACCACCACCGGCTCGGTCGGTTCCTTAGCTATCACCACCGGTGTCTCCGCAGGTCCTTCTATCACTGCAACGCAGGCAACCAGCGGCAATTCCTTCAGCTTCTCGCAGTCCTACACCCAGGGCGATGCGATTCCTACTTCGGCGGTGACGACCGGTGACGTCGCTAACTTCTCCGACATTACCTCGACTTCTGCAGGCACTGCGGGGAATCTGGCTGGAACCATTACCTCTGCTGGTTCTGTCAGCGTGACCGCCGGTGGGGCCGGAACCAGTGCGACTGGCCAATATGTAAGCGAGATTACGGTTCGATAGATGGATCGCCTCCATGAAGGCATAGGCCTGGGTTTAATCCTTGGCATCCTTCATGGATTGCTG